TTAACAGACGGTGGTGGTAACTACGGTTCAAGTCAAGTATTTACTACTAATGATGACGGTAAGTTAATTGCTACAGAATCAAAAGGTGATAATGATGTTTACATCTATAAGAAAAAACAATATACATTACCTAGACATATTTGGGGATCAGGTAAAACTGCTATGTATTTAAATATGTTAAGAAAAATTTGTAATATTAGAACTATTGGTTTCTATTTAATTAAAAGAATTAGAGGTTATGACGCTGAAAGATACTTTAAAGACTCTTATAATTCTAAATTAACTTGGGATCAAAAAGATAAACTTTATCAAAAAAGAAAAAGTGATTTTGCTAAAAACAAAGTTGCTGTTATTAAACAAGATGGTTATGATGATTACTACCTTGTTAATGCTAAAGATATGAAAGTTGAGAATACTGATATTTCACAAGTAAATAGTGATATGAAAGTCGGTAGAATTAAACAATTATTCAGTAAAAGTATGAAAGGAAGAATCACTTCCAGAGTGCTTTTAAACAAATTTATTGAGAAGGTTGCCTAATATGTGTCAAAACCTCAATAAAATCAAGTGTTTTTTATGCTTGACATTTGATAAAAACTATGATAGCATATAAGTATAATTAATAATGAAAGGACTAATACATTATGATACTAAATGATAAACAAAAACACTTTGTTACATTATGTAATAAAGAATTTGGTGAGATAAAAGAGATCACCAGAAAACAACTAATACAAGTTGAGAAGAAACATAAAGTTGCTTTTCCTCAATGGTTAGTTTCAAATAAAGACTTAAAAATTTCTAAAGGTCTTTACAAAATGCCAACAGAGTCAGATGACGCTGTTACAACCACAGTTGAAAAAACTGTAGATAATTCAACACCTGCTACTAGTAATAAAGAGGCGGCATATATTGTGTCTTCTTTAACTGGTAACATTGTGCCGACTAAAGATAAAAACTTCGTTAGTTTCGGTAACTATCCAGATGTTAAAAACATTATCAAATCAAATAAATTCTATCCTGTATTTATTACAGGTCTTTCTGGTAATGGTAAGACAATGGCAGTTACACAGGCGTGTGCTGAATTGAAAAAAGAATTAATCAGAGTCAATATCACTATTGAAACAGATGAGGATGATCTGTTAGGTGGTTACAGACTTAAAGACGGTCAGACCGTATGGCAAAATGGTCCTGTGATCGAGGCGATGGAAAGAGGCGCTGTTCTTTTACTTGATGAGATTGACCTTGCAAGTAATAAGATTATGTGTTTACAACCAATCCTTGAAGGTTCAGGTGTCTTTGTTAAAAAGATAAACAAGTGGGTGAAACCAAAAGACGGTTTCAACGTTGTTGCTACTGCCAATACTAAAGGTCAAGGATCCGAAGATGGTAAATTTATCGGTACTAATGTTCTTAACGAGGCGTTCCTTGAAAGATTTCCAGTAACGTTTGAACAAAAGTATCCTACTGTTGCTACTGAAAAAAAGATTTTAGTTAATACATTAAAGTCTTATGGTAAATCAGATGTCAAATTCGTTGACAAGTTAGTAACGTGGGCAGATGTGATTAGAAAAACCTACTTTGATGGTGGTGTTGATGAGATCATATCTACTAGAAGATTGGTTCATATCGCTCAGGCATATGCAATCTTTAATAACAAAATGAAATCTATTGAAATGTGTACTAATAGATTTGATGATGATACAAAGAATTCCTTTGTGGAGTTATATACAAAAGTTGACTCTGGTGCTTCTGCTGACCAAATAATTGAACAGCAAAGACAGACCGAACTTTCTTCGCAAATGAATGACAATGATAATGAGTCGGATAGTGATGAGGACATTGCTGCCTAAATTTATCAATCATAGTGTTAGTCCAGGTGGAGGGGTTGTTCCCTCCACCGTTTTAGTATTAACACAGATGAAGGGAGGTAAAAAATTTTGAGTATTACAATTCAAGTAAGAAATGGTAACGTAGAACAAGCTATGCGTGTACTAAAACGTAAGATACAAAAAGAAGGTCTTATAAAAGAGTTACGTGCTAGACAATCTTACGAAAAACCATCTGCTAAAAAAAGACGTAAACATAAAGAAGCAGTTGCTAATTATAAAAAACAACAGAAAAAATTAGCAAGATTAAGAGGTTTTTAAGTTTTGCGCTGGTGATATAAATATATAATGTTAGGCAATTCATAAGTCCTAACAGCGTAAAAGGGCTGACTATTAAATTTAGTCGGTGTCGCAAAACGGTGACCTTTGGCAGTTATTACACCGTGATCAAAGAAACTGCCCTTATAAATACTTGTGTCAGTTTAGCACAGTTGTAAATTGACAATTAGTAATTATATTAATAATAAGAACGCCAATAATGGGTTCTTAAATTAACTTGCTTTAAAAGGAGGAAATATATGACAAATAAAGCACTTTCTATTTTTAATCAATTAAGACCAGTAACAGTAGGGTTCGACAATGTGTTTGATCACTTTGAAAGAATGTTTGATGATGATTTTACATCATTTTCAGCACCTACTTTTCCGTTTTACAATATCGTAAAACAAGGTAAAAACAAGTACGACATAGAGTTGGCACTTGCTGGTTATTCTAAAGATGACATTGAAGTAAACCTGGAAGAGGGTGTACTTACAATTAAATCTAAAAAAGAAGATACTAAAGAAGACACTAAAGACGGTGAAATCTTACATAAAGGTATTGCTAAGAGATATTTCTCAAAGGCATTTACTATCGCTGATGACGTTGAAGTTAAAGGCGCTGAACTAAAAGATGGTCTTTTAAGAGTATCACTGGAAAGAATTGTTCCAGAGTCTAAAAAACCAAGAACTATTGATATTAAATAGTTTAATCAACCAGAGGCGAGGCAGCATTGACTTCCTCGCCTTTTTAGTATATAATGAAACTAATATTAAATTATGAAGGAGTGAATATATTATGAATATATCTACAGACACTTTATCGGTGTTAAAAAACTTTTCAGATATTAACCAGAATATTCTAGTTAAACCTGGAAATAAAATACAAACTATTTCTACAATGAAAAATATTTTAGCAGAAGCTGAAATAACAGAAAAGTTTGATAGTGAGTTTGCAATTTATGACTTACCAGAATTTTTAAGAGCAGTTGAGTTATTTGAAAAACCTGCTTTAAAATTTAATGGTGGTTCAAATGTTACAATTGCAGATGACAATTCTAAACAAGCAATTAAATATTTCTTTGCTGATAAGTCAGTTATTGTTGCACCAACAAAAGCAATCAATATGCCAGATCAGTATGTATCATTTACATTAAAGAAAGATCATTTTGCTAAAGTACAAAGAGCAATCACTACATTAAACTTACCAGATGTTGCTGTTACAGGTGATGGTAAATCTATTAAGTTAACTGCTACTGATAAGAAAAATAAATCATCAAATGATTATTCTATTAATATCGGTGAAACTGATAAGAAGTTTAAAGCTTATTTCAAAGCAGAAAACTTAAAAATAATTAGTGATGATTACAATGTTGAAATATCTCAACAAAAGATTTCTCATTTTGTAAACAGAAATAAACCAGTACAATATTGGATCGCATTAGAACCTGATTCGGAGTTTTAATATGTCCGAGGTATATAAACTGGAAGACGGTACTGAATACAAATCAGACGACTATATCAAAGTAGAAACCAGAGAGTATCATCAAACTACACATTATCTTAATAGACAGATTGCTGTTGAAGATATAATTAATGAGTTTGGTGATCTACCTACCTTTGAAAAAGGTTTATACTTTGATTGGGCTACCTATCAAAATGCTAGTGATGAAGATAAAGAACTAGCAGATAAAGTCCAAACATTTGTTGATGAACACGATTATGACCGTGAAGAAGATTGTTGGACAATGAACAAGGGTGGTTATGATGTTGATTCTGAAATTGTAAAAGAGTTTACAATGGAATCACCTAAATAATAAATGAAATGAGGATTATATTATGGCAGACTTTTTATGGGTGGAACAATACCGTCCTAAAACGATTGAAGAATGTATCTTACCTGAAGATACAAAAAAGACATTTACAGAATTTCTAAAGAAAAAAGAAATTCCTAATATGTTGTTATCAGGTAGTGCTGGTACAGGTAAAACTACCGTTGCACGTGCCTTGTGTGAACAATTAGGTGTTGATTATATCATCATCAATGGTTCAGATGAAGGTAGACACATTGATACGTTAAGAAACAAAATCAAAAACTTTGCTTCAACTGTATCGTTCAATACAGAATCAAAACATAAAGTAGTAATTATAGACGAGGCAGACTATATGAATGCTGAGTCTGTTCAACCTGCTTTACGTAACTTCATAGAAACATTTTACGAAAACTGTAGATTCATTATGACTTGTAACTATCCTTACAAGTTTATTGAACCATTACGTAGTAGAATGACACAGATTGACTTTAAGATAGTCAATGGTCAAAAGGTAAAGACAGCAAATGCTTTACTTACTAGACTAGGTAATATACTTGATGAACAGAAAATACCTTATGACAAGAAGGTCTTGGCAGAGTTAATTCAAAGATATTATCCAGACTTTAGAAAAACCATTAATGAACTACAAAGATATTCAGTTAATGGTAAGATAGATAGTGGTATCTTTTACAATCAAAAAGAGGCAGATTTAAAGACACTTTACAAATCATTAAAAGGTAAAGAGTTTGATAATATGCGAAAATGGGTTGTAAACAATTCAAGTGTGCAACCAGCAGACTTGTTTAAGACTATCTACTCATCACTAAAAGAGTATCTTCAACCAACATCTATACCACAGGCAATACTTTTATTGGCAGGATATCAATATAAATCGGCATTTGTCGCTGACCAAGAGATAAATATGGTCGCTTGCCTAACAGAAATAATGGCAACTTGTAAGTTTAAGTAAGAGGATAGAATGGCGAAAAGAACATTTTTTAGAACTTTAATAGTGAAGTTGAGAATGTGGTATGCTGATATAAGAGGACATCACGGTAAACGTTGGGATTACGAACCAGGTGATTACTATATGGGCAACCACAAAGGTCACAGAAAACACGAAAAAAGATAATAACAAAACTTTTATATTATGTATGAATTGAAAGAATATTTAAAAGCAATCAATGAGTCTAAACAAGACTTGATGAATACTGGTGATGAGGCGTGGGCAAAGAAATATCCTGCGTATATAATTAACCGTTGTTTGTCTATGTTTTGGGATACACTTCCACAAGCAAATGAAATGAATGGTTATCACTTCCTAACCAATAAAGTACAGTTTCAATTTTTAATAAATAGTGTAAGAAAGAAAAAACGATTTGGCGGCAGATGGTTAAAGCAGTCCAAGTTGAAAGATTTAGAGTATGTAAAAGAGTATTTTGATTACAGCAATGAGAAAGCTAGAGAGGCTCTTAACATATTAACAAAAGAACAAATTGAAGTTATTAAAGAAACCTTGAATAAAGGTGGGAGAAAAAAATGAGTGAAGAAATACAATGGTCGCCTGATAATATGTTAGAGGTCACAATCAAACAACCAGACGATTTCCTAAAGGTTAGAGAAACTTTGACACGAATAGGTGTTGCAAGTCGTAAAGATAAAACACTATTTCAATCGTGTCATATATTACACAAACAAGGTAAATACTATATCGTACACTTTAAAGAACTTTTTGCTTTAGATGGCAAGAAGGCAACTTTAGTTGAAAATGATATACAAAGAAGAAATACAATCGCTATTTTATTACAAGACTGGAACTTAATTGATATAGTTAGAAAAGAAGACGCAGAAAACAAAGCGCCTTTAAGTCAGATTAAAGTTTTACCATTTAAAGAAAAAAAAGAATGGAACTTATCTGCTAAATATAACATAGGAAAAAAAGTAGTAAACGAAGATAGCGAAAATGCAAATACCGAAGTTTAAAGAATTTTTTGTAGAACAAGATATAGAACGTAAAGATAAACCTATTACGGTCGCAATCATCACAAAAGCAAATCCTAACGTTAAAAAACAAAAGACAGGTGCACCTGCTAAAAAAGAAGGTACGGTACGTCTTATAGAAAAAGCGTGTGAGAAAAAAGGATTTAAATGTATTGTTATCAATACTAAAAATGCTATTATTACAGGTAAAGACGAAGAAAAAAATACATTAACTGTTTACAACTATGATGGTAGAGATAGTGAACATACCTTTGTAGGTAAAGATACAGTTTGTATAACACGTGCTGGTTCAATAGAAGATGAGGCAGGTCTTTCTTTATTATCTGCTTTTCAAAATTCATCAGCATTTATGTTGAACACACGATCAGCAATGTTAACGTGTGATAATAAACTAACGTCAGCATTACTATTTGAAAAGTTTGGTATACCTACACCACGTACTGCGTTTGTTTCTAATGAAAAAAATATAGATGACGCTGTTAAACTAATTGGTAATAAATTTCCTATTATACTTAAAACACTTACAGGTACACAAGGTATAGGTGTAATTAAAGTTGAAAGTTATGAAGGTCTAGTATCTACAATTCAATCATTATGGAAGCACGATGCTGAACTTTTAATACAAGAATATATGCCAACAGCATTTGATGTAAGAACGTTTGTAGTAGATAATAAAATTTTTGCAAGTACAAAAAGAATACACTCTAGTTATGATTTCAGATCAAATACACATAGAGGTGCAGAAGCAAAACCTTATATATTAAGTGAAGAAGAAAAAGATTTAGTATTAAAAACTGCTAGAGCTTCAAAAGCATATATGGTAGGTGTTGACCATATTGTATATAAAGGTAAACCTTATGTATTAGAAATTAATGGTAGTCCTGGTTCTGGTGCAGATTACGAAGGTTATCAGTATAAAGATTACTATGCTGAGGCAGAACCTGCTGGTAGAATAGATGGCGAAAAAATGATGTACAATGTAATTGATTGGGTATCAAAAAGAAGTCATTGGGATAGACAGGCAAATTCTGAATGTGGTTGGTTAGAAACAGTTGACTTGAATGATATAGGCAAAGTAAGAGCAAAATTTGATACAGGAAATGGATCACAGGCTTGTGCTTTACACGCTGATGAAATCTTAGAAGATGGTAAAGTAGTTAAATGGAAATATGATGCAAAAATTTATTCTAAACCAAGACACGGTACAAGTAAAGTTTATAGAGCAAATGCTGATGGTGAAGAACCATCAGAAATAAGACCTACAGTTTTAATGGATTTAACTTTTAATGGATTTACATATAAAGATATTGAGTTTGGTTTAGACCAAAGACCACGATCAGGTTCAGATATATTAATCAATAGAGAATTAATGCGACAAATGAATGTAAGTGTCAACCCTAATAGAACTTTTGTATTAAGTAAACGATTAAGACCAATAGAAAAAAAAGGCAAAGAAGATAAAGTCGGTTTTGAGAAGAAATAACATTGACATTTAAGTCAAGTTATGATATATTATAATAATAAGGAGAAATATTATGTCAGACGTGAAGATAATGAGACTCTCAACAGGAGAGGATATAATCGCAAAGATTATAGATAAGTCAGTAGAAACAACTAAACTAAAACAACCA